GACCAGCTATAGGTTGGGTATGTGCTATAGGATTGGGCTACCAATTCCTAATACTCCCCTTCGCTGGCCTCATCAACGCCTATTCATTACTCCCCGCAGAACTACCCTCTATCCAAGCAGCAGAACTTACAACCCTCGTTATGGCCTTACTAGGCTTAGGTGGATTACGCACCTTTGAGAAATCTAAAGGACTCGCTTAAACATGGCTAGAGATTACAAACACGAATACGCTACGTACCACTCTAAGCCAGACCAAAAGAAACGCAGAGCTAAACGCAATGCGGCTAGATCACTTCTTATACAAAGTGGACGTGTACATAAAGGTGATGGTAAAGACGTAGATCATAAAGACCGTAACCCTCACAACAACTCAGTGAGTAACTTAAGAATACAATCTAAGTCTCAAAACAGAGCTTGGAGGAAAGGTAAAAATGGATAATGACTTAGACAAAATGCTTTCTACCTTACACACCGCAGTAGCCCAAGAGCTACTAGACCGTGTTCAGTCAGGTGAAGCTAAACCAGCAGACATGAGCAACGCTATTAAGTTTCTCAAAGACAACAACATAGATGCTATTCCCGTACAAGGTTCTCCTCTGGATGAATTACTTGGAGCCTTACCTTTCAGCAGTGAAAGTATTCAAGATACTCTAGCACACTAATAAAAGGGGACTTTAATGGAGACAGATAAACACCCCTTACGCGACTTTAGAAACTTCTTGTACCTAGTATGGAAGCAACTAAACCTACCAGTACCCACCAAGGTACAGTACGACCTTGCAGACTACCTTCAGACTAGCCCTAAGCGTTCCATCATCCAAGCATTCCGAGGTGTAGGTAAGTCCTACATCACCAGTGCTTATGTGGTGTGGCGTTTAATGCTAGACCCTGACTTAAAGATCATGGTGGTATCAGCATCTAAAGAACGTGCAGATGCGTTCTCTATGTTTACTCAAAGACTCATTATGGAGATGCCACTACTGGCCCACCTTATCCCCGACAAAGACCAACTATGGAGCAGAATAGCCTTTAACGTACAAGGTTCTATGGCCTCACACAGTCCTAGTGTTAAGTCGGTGGGTATTACGGGACAGCTTACAGGCTCCCGCGCAGACCTTATAATCGCAGATGACATTGAGGTTCCTAACAACTCTCAGACACAGCAGATGCGTGAGAAGCTAACGACTCTAGTAACTGAGTTCGATGCCGTACTTAAACCTTTAGACACCTCTAAGATTATCTATCTAGGTACTCCTCAGACCGAAGAGTCCCTTTACGATGTTCTACAGGATAAGGGATACGTAACTCGTATATGGCCCTCCAGATACCCTAAAGCAGACCAAGTAAACAGGTACGGTGATCGTATAGCTCCCTCTCTTATGGAGGAGCTCATAGCTAACCCTGATATTGAGTGGCAACCTACAGACCCTATGAGATTCGATGAAGAAGACCTCATAGAACGTGAGTTATCCTATGGACGCTCTGGCTACGCCTTACAGTTCCAACTAGATACAAGCTTGTCAGATGCAGACAGACACCCATTGAAGCTTAAAGACCTCATAGTCATGTCAGTGGATGGTCAGAAAGCACCAGAGAAGCCCATACATGGCACCATGAGTCACTTAGAAGTTAAGGATGTACCCAACTTAGGGATGCGTGGAGATCGCTTCTACGAGCCATTTAAGCTTACTGGGGATTGGGTAGATTACTCAGGTTCAGTCATGGCTATTGACCCTTCTGGTCGTGGTGCTGACGAGACTTCCTATGCAGTTCTTAAGATGCTTAATGGCTTCCTGTACTGTCCCGATATTGGGGGAGTAGAGGGTGGTTATTCAGGTAAGACTTTAGAGTCTCTAGTAGATATTGCTAAGAAAAACCAAGTGAACTATGTGCTAGTAGAAAGTAACTTTGGTGACGGTATGTTCAGTGAACTTATCAAACCTTACTTTACTAAAGCATACCCTGTGACCTTGGAAGAAGTCCGACACAGCAAACAGAAAGAGTTAAGAATCATTGACACTCTTGAGCCAGTGATGAACCAACACAGGCTAGTCATAGATCGTGAAGTTATCCAAAAGGATTACGACTCTATACAGAAGTATCCCAACGACATAGCGCAAAGATACTCACTGTTCTACCAGATGACTCGGATAACTAAAGATCGTGGGGCATTAGCCCATGATGACCGTTTAGATGCTCTAGCTATGGCAGCAAAATACTGGGTAGAGCAAATGGCTAGTGATGCTGATGAGCTAATGTTAGAGAGACACGGTGAGCTATTAGACAAGGAGTTAGATAAATTCTTAGGAAATCTTAATACATCCAACATGCAAGTCTCTAGTAACTCTTGGATATAAAAAGTAACAACGGTGTTTGAAAGTGCCCTGTGGCCTTAGTGCTGTGGGCCTTTCACAGACCCCCCTTGTTTGCGAATAAACGTACCGTTATAGGATACCCCCGTATACCCCTATAGGAAGGGGGGAGGAGGAGGCGTAGCCTACCCCCCCAACTAAAGGTAGAGCTTAAAGCTAACTCTAAGACTACAACCCAATACGGGATAAGAACTTATGTGTTTCTTTTAGGAGGGTTTAAGTTTTCTAAAGAAAAATCTGAGGGGGTATATATACGACACGCCCTAGCCTTTCCCCCCGTGGCCCCCCACAGGCACATTGAGACAAAGGGGGGCACCCATCACCGCCCACGGCATACAATTACCGAGCAACTACTAAACTATTTATATAACTGCATGATTTTGCAGGGATTGCATGCGTTATTAAATGTCATGCCTATATATAGTGGTGAGTTGTACCTATATAGGTAGCGTTTAGTTATCTTGGGGGTGTGTGTGTTTGTTGTACCTATTGTTTTCGTTATGAGCCTGTCGCTTTCGTTAGGCTAACTCTAAGCTTTACCAGTGTTAAACATATATTAAATAGTTGTTGCACATGAGTCTTAACAAGCGTATAAAGGTAGGTACTAACACAACAACGCTCTGCTTGGTTCGGCTATTCGGAACCCTTAAGCCCTCGAAACATTACCACGGGAATTGACTTAAGTAAGCGGCCCGACTCATTGAAGAGGTGAAGCCGCAACACCGTGTTAGTTTTATCTAAGCACCTCTACTATATATAGGTATTGTGATAGTTAGGAGTGCTTAGATAAAACTAACCATTAACTAAAGGGTACTACCTAATGATTATTATAATCGAAGCAATTAACAAGATTCATCAATCTACTGTAAACCGTATGTATATAGCAGAGCGAAAGTATAACGACTTAGTAGATGCTACTAGCAGACTTGAAGACGTGTCTAAGCATATTAACTTAGATGATGATAAGGCATGGGCTAAAAGCATGCGTAAACAAGAGGACATGTGGTGCTTGTTTATGAACTACTTTAATGACTTGCCTAAACGTGAACAACAAAACGCAGAGCGCAAGTATAAAGCTATTCACGGCTATAGCTGCGTTTAACAATGATGATGATAGTTTATCAGTTCGGCATTGAGTACCAGTGCCCACGAGTAAACATCAACATTAATAATATTATAAAGAGGTATTACCTAATGACTACTAAAAGCCGTACCATAATTACCCGCAGTAACCGCAACCCAAAACCTAGCAGCATTATAAAGATATTCACTAGGGTTATTTTATCCCTGCTATTTGTTGCACTGGGTTTATTCCTTTGCTCAGTTGTATTAGTAAACAACACGCTTAACCCATTCGGTTGGGCCGTGGTGATTGTTTATGTTTTGGTTGGTTGGGTAGCAGCTACTGATACTTGTAATAGCTAACCTTTAATCCTATTGCACCTTATGTGCTTAATAATTATATGCGGTGTTATAGCCGCCCTATACTTGGAGTTTTACCTAATGCTTACTTATACACAACTTAAAGACGTTAAGACATTTTGCGCGGCCCTTCACAGTGCCCCCGATTTCAAAGAGGTAGTAACTAGCCTCACCGAATACGCAACCCCCGACACTATAGTCGATCATAACGACTCAATGCCCGATGATTTCGAGGTTGATAATGTGCGCTTCATACGTTATGACGCTATCGACTCTATACAAGAGCAAGAGCTTGGCAGCGACCTTTATATGTTGGGGTGCTTTAACTCTTGGTTTTTAGCTGGTGTTTTAGACATAGATGAGGACGTGATAGCTGCTCTCCAAGAGGCCGAAGCTTATGAGGCTTTAGGAAAAATGATTATATCTATGGGCAAGCTTGAAGAGGTGCAACAAGGCTACTCAAGTACCGATGGCTACGGGCACCACTTTAACCACTATGACTTTAGTGAAGAGTCGGTGAGCTTTGCAGGTACTGATTATTTTGTATTTGATAATCATTAAATTGCAACGTATATGTTGTTTTAGTGTAACGGCTTTAAGACTCCCCCTTGAAGCTTTTACCATGAACCAACCCTAACCAAACGAGGTATTAACAATGCTGCACAACACATTTAACGCACATTTAAACGCTGATTTTTATTCCAATGCTGAAGCCGTGGAATGGGCTAACGGTATTGTTTGGAATGAAATAGAAATAGAGGCCGCAGATATTCGCCACGGTGACCATATAGCAACCGTTCAGGGTGATGTTGGGGTCTGGTACGACTATGTTGGTGGTTATTTCTTTTTTACTGAAGAGATACCCTTTGAAAAAATCCCATATTAAAAGAGAGGTACTACCTAATGAATACTACAATCAACTTCGGTGGTTTTTACCATACGCATCATGAATACATAATCGAGCAAGCCGTGGGTTATATGCTAGGCATTGACGACCCTGAAACGGGCGAAATGGATAGCGAAGCTTTATGCAACTTTAATGACTGGCCTAGCGTTATGAATAATTATGCTAAACAGTGGCTAGATATGCTTAATGCTGACTTGGGCACGTCACTATCATTTATGGAACTAAACAGCCCCCGTGAATACAACTTTAAAACAGATGTGATATTCGCAGACGTTCCAGACGATGACATTCTATTAATTAAAGAATACGTAAAACATAATCATTTAAGTACGTCATTAGATGAGCATATAAAAAACGCAACTACCTCATACGATGGATATAGAGCCTTTTATTCTGGCCCTGATTTAGAGCTACCAGAAAACGAAGACGTTTTAATTCAATTAATGCTCGATGTAATCATTGAAGACTTGGGGGTTAATTATCCTTATATCTGCGAAGATTTCTATTCATAAAAGAGGGCGTAACTAATATGCAATCAATTACCTTATTTTCTATTGAGTTCCTGCCACATACTTGGCCTTTAGTTTTTGGTATACCTTCCCTGCTAATTGCTTCGGTAATTGCGGGGGGTATTTACGAGCTAATAAAAGGCCAGTAAATAAAATATCTATAGTTTATGTTTTTTG